GTTGCACGTATCCTAAAAGCAAAACAAGTTAAATAATTAGGAGAATATAAATGAGTGTAATCGCAACTGATACATACCGCCTTTCCAATCTAGTCAAAAAAGAACAATGGGCTGAATTGGGTTATTGCCGCGAAGTCGTTACCGTAAATGAAGCAGCAGCTAAAACATACGCTGTTGGTACGTTGCTTGGTAAAGTTACCGCTGATGGTAAATACAAAATCGCTGTACAAACTGCTGTAGATGGCTCTGCTGATGCTGCTGGTATTGTACTAGAAGACAAAGCAATTGCTGCTACTACTGATACTAAACTTGTTGTTCTCGTTAAGGGCCCAGCTACTATCAGTGTTGGTGGATTAGTGCTTGATGCTTCCTATAATCTTGATGCTGAGAAAGCTGTAGTTTACGCTGCACTCGAAGCTAAAGGTATCCAAGTGCTTACCAAAGCAGCTTAATACAAATAATAACAAAGGATAAATAAAAATGGCAACTATTCGCAGCTATACAAATGCATTTGAGATTGTAGACATGACAATGGAGTTACAGCTAATCCCAAATAGCTGGACCCTCCTGAATGATTCTAACCTATTCTCTGAAGAGTTCTTGAGTACCAATACGGTCACTTTTGAAGAGCAGTCACAGACTCTTGGTCTAATCGGTGATCAATATCGCGGTGCTAAACCTCAAGCAAATAAAGATGACAACCGTAAGATTCGTACTTACCCAGTTGGTCACTGGCCTATTGTGGACGCAGTTAAACCTGAAGATATTCAAGGTAAACGCGCATATGGCTCTAATGATATGGCAGAAACTGAAGCTGCTGTTATCGCTCGTAAAATGGAACGTATCCGTCGCAACATGGATATCACCCTTGAAGTTGGTCGTTTCAGTACCCTGACCAGCCTTAATATTTATGCACCAAATGGTACTATTGCAGGTAACTTTGCAACTGACTTTGGTATTACTCAGAAATCTGTTGACTTCTTGTTCGGAAGTGCAACTACTGATGTTATCGCTAAGGTCGAAGAGGTGATCGCTCATATGCAAGACAATGCAAATACTGGCGATGTCATCACTGGTGTTATCGCGTATTGCTCCCCTGAGTTCTTCGCTAAGTTGATCTCTCATGCTAAGGTTCAGACTGCGTATCAGTACTTCACAGCTACAGAAGGTCAGTTGATCCAACGTAATCGTGCAGGTGGTACTAATGGACTATACCGTAGCTTCCAGTACGGTGGAATTTTATTCCAAGAAGTCCGCACAGTACTCGCAGGTCAACGGTTAATCCCTGTTGGTGAAGTTGTGTTCGTTCCTACAGGTACTTCCGATACTTTCGTGAGTTACTTTGGACCGATGAATAGGATGGATTTTGTGAATACAGTAGCAGAACGTGCATACCTTATGTCATACCGCGATCCTAAGGGAATGGGTATTGACCTTGATGGTGAATTTAACGTTACTCACGTTATTCGTCGGCCCAACTTAGTCGTTAAAGGTCTATCCTCAACCTAAGTAAGTCAGCCTTTTAATTAAGGCTTTATATTGCAAGGCATTCTCATAAGGAGTGCCTTGTGCTATAATTCAGTTTCTCTTACAGTCCATTTACAGATGGATTCTAACAAGGTGAACGTGCCTGTAAGCATTCTTAGTTCCTTCGCTAAGTAGCCTTGACCCATATAATATCTTGAAGGAGATAAATGAACAGACCTTATACTTTCTCTGATGAACTTAAAAGTTATCTAATTAAACAATACACTGAATTTAATATTTCAGTTACAAAACTTGCACTTGAGGTGAACATTTCAGTACCTACTATTATTGGAATGCTAAGGAAAAATGGAGTTACTGTTTCTAATAAAACAGAAGACAAGTTTAAAAAGTACGGTAAAAATCTAAAGATAGAAATTAGCCCTGATAATTTAAATTGCTACTATGTTTATTTTCATAAAACTTTTACGGACGATAAAATATTTTATGTTGGTAAGGGAACCAATCAAAGGGCAACTCAGAAATCACATAGAAGTAAAATCTGGCATGAGTTCGTAAAGAGTAATGAGTATTACGTTGAATATTTCAGTACTGGTTTATCAGAGACTGATGCATTGCGTATAGAAAATGAGCAAATTTTAAGCCTACCTAACCTGCTTAACAAGAATGTATATACATCAATATCTCTAAATAAAGATGAGTGCTCTACTTATTTTAAGTACTCAGAAACATCTCCTAGTAGCCTAGAGCGAATAAAAGGGATGTGGAATGGGATAGGTAATAGAGGTAAACTAGGGGATACTGGTCATCTTTACCATGATAAAATCAAGGGTGTTAAATTTTGGAGAGTAAAATTCAAAAATAAAGGTGTTTTTGTACATCGTCTTATTTGGGTCTTATTTAATGGAAGTATTCCAGATAATATGGTAATTGACCATATAGATGGTGATACTACAAATAACAGTATTGAGAATCTTAGATGTATAACTAAGAAACTTAATTGCATAAATAAGAAAATATCAAAGGCTAATTCTTCAGGTTCAACTGGAATATTTTATTTTAACGAGGATAACTTAGAAGGTTATCGGGCAAAGGTAGCTCTAGATGGTAAGAAGTTATCTAAAAGGTATTATTTCCACAAGGTTGGTAAAGAAGAAGCCTTCCGATTAGCAATAGAATGGCGTAAAGAACAAATTAGACTACTAAACGAACAAGGTGCTGGTTATACAGATCGTCACGGAACATAGAATTTAATATTTCATGTAGGATATTTCCAAGTATCCTATGTAAAGTACTAAGAACAAAAGGATAAAAATATGGCAGTAACTCCAGAGATGATTTTAAATGTCCGAATGGAAATTCAAGACGTTACACCGGGTCTTTATATCCTTGATGACGCAACAATTACTTACTACTTAATCAAGAACTCAGAGTCTATTCCTCGTGCTTCTATGGATGCTGCTAGGGCTGTTCTAATGCGCCTTGCGATGACTTCAGTTGAAGAAGTAGTCGATGTACTAAGTATCAAAACTAAATCTCAAGCTGAACAATACAGACTTGCTCTTCAGTTATATATTTCTAATCCGTACTTGAATCCTGTACTCCTAAACACCTCCGCAATCATCAGTGGTACATCCATCAGCAATATGCTAGAGAATGATACTAACCTTGATAACAACATAGTTACTACGCCTTATCGTGAAGGTACTACAAGGTTTCCCTCTACTGCATTCAGCATCAATGATCCATTCGGGGTGTAATCATGAGTTTCTTATCAGCTACGATTGGTGCTATATCTAGGCATGGTCTTGAGTTACTTTATAACTCAGTTACTACTGGTGCTTATAACGTAGAAACAGGAAGTACAACGAATACTAAAATTCCTTACTTCTTGAAGTTCTATCCTAAACACATTCAAGCTAACTCGTATAACTTCCCTACCCTTGTAGGTAAAGAAGTAGTAATGTTCTACTTAGCTCAAGATGCACTTGCATTTACCCCTAAGATGAACGATGAGATAACCTATCAGGGCTTCGTATACAGGGTTCAGAGCTATCAACAGCACGTAGCTAATGGTACTGTAGTGCTTTATAGAATAATCGCTGTAAGGGGCTAATAATGCCCTTGATTACAGCTAACGTGGATGAACTCCTAAAGAGCCTTGAGTTATATCACGCTGATACTGTACGTAGATTAGAGAACATGGTTAGCGGCTTTGCTTATGAGTTCGTACTAGCTGCTGGTCTGAAGACTCCTATAGGTTCTGCTGAATCACTTGAGACTTCTGCTAGATACGCTTCCTTGTACCAGATGCGAAATAAACGATTTGGTATTCCAGAAGAAGTAGGGTATCACGCTGGGTCATGGCAAGTTAACCCTAATGGTACTTTGAACTTCAGTACCGTGATTGTTTCACCTCAAGGTGCTGCTGATGATGCTAGATACGAATCACAAGCTACATATTCACTAGGTAAGACATTCTATATTGGTGCTAATACTCCAGGTATGGTTGCACTTGAGAATAACTACAGCACTCAGACTAACGGACAAGGTATCTACGGTCCTGCACTTGAAGTAGTAATGGCTGCATATCAAATCAACATGGTTCGTTACTTCAAAGAATAAAAGGATGCTATGTCAGAGATATTGAATATAAAGAAAGCAGCAGAACGAAGGTTATCCTTAATCACACCTAGTGTACCTACAGGATACGAAGCTGTAGAGTTCACCCCTCCAGTGGACTTAATGTACCAACGGTGTCAATTCAGGATTGATACTCCTGATGATCCTAGTTTACCTGTTGGTTTCCACAGAGAACAAGTACAAATGCAAGTGTTCATTTGTGATATTAAAGGTCATGGCACAGGTACTGCAATTGCTAGAGGTGAGTTAATCCGAGATACCTTCAAGAGAGGTACAAGTATGATTGAAGGTAATACTAGGATTCGTATCTTGAGTACACCTCAGATTGGTTCAGCATTTATCAGTAATGATCGAGTGATTGTACCAGTAATGATTCAGTTGTCTTGTGATGTAGATACCTAAAAGAATACGTTAAGTATAAATTGCTTAAAGGCAGTTATGGCAGCTATGCCTGAATAGCATTATTTGCAAATAATTAAGGAAAATATAAATGGCAACAAAAGCAAAAGGCGTAAGTAAATTAGTCGCCTATAAAAAAGAGACTACCTTTGGTGTACCTGCTGGTGCTACTGGTGGTAAGCTACTCCGTAGGACTAGTGCTGATTTTACTAGCACTCGTGAAAGCTACAGCAGCAACGAAATTCGTGCTGATCGTCAAGTGGCTGATTTCCGCTTAGGTACTAAAAGTACAGATGGTTCATTATCTGGTGAGTTATCCCCTGGTGCTTATTCTGATTTGATTCAATCAGTTCTAGCTAAGGATTTCGCAGCAGGTGGTACAGCAGCTTCTGTTAGTGTTACTATTGCAGCCTCTGGTCTGTTCTTTACATTGACTCGTGCTACTGGTTCTTACTTGACTGATAACTTCAAAGTCGGTGAAGTTGTTCAAATGACTGGTGCTGGTTTGAACGTAGCTAATGCAGCTAATAACCTGTTGGTAGTTGCAGTGTCTGCACTGGTGCTTACAGTTCGTGCTATTAGTGGTACTACGTTGATTGCTGAAGGTCCAATCGCTACTGTAGCTATCGCAGCAGTTGGTAAAGAAACTCTTGTTCCTTTGACTGGTCATACTGATGATTCGTACAGTATAGAAGAGGCGTACATCGACATTGCTCAGTCAGAACTCCACACTGGAAATCGTGTTGGTTCTTTCAGCGTAACTGTCCCAGCAAGTGGATTGGTTACTACTGATTTTACACTGATGGGTAAAGGTCTAGCTTTGACTGGGACTACTCCTTACTTTACTACTCCTGCTGCACTGTCTACTAATGGTATCGTGGCTGCTATCAATGGTGCTGTTATCATCAATGGTTCTGCCACCACAGCTTGTGTTACAAGTTTTGATGTAAGTATTGATCGTGAAATGGAAGCATCTCAGTGTATCGGTTCTGATAGCGCTGAAGAAATCTTTACTGGTGTGATTCGTGCTACTGGTAATCTTTCAATGTACTTTGAAGATGCAGTGGTTCGTGATTTGTTCGAGAATGAATCCTTGGTTACTCTAGTTCTAGCTCTAG